TTAAAATGTTTGATTCTTCTGTTGTCATAGTTTCTTCAACTGGCAATTGTTTTTTAAATCGTAACCACCCTAACACGTTATTATAGTTCCCATGTCGTCTAATTTCACTAACACCACTCCCATCAAGTTCTGTCCAGTTTTGTTCAAAGCAAGTCAAGGTGGATGTCGTGGCACTATCGCAAATTGCGATATGTCCATAAGGTGCCATTCCCCAAATTACTATATCGCCCTGTTGTGGGACTCCTGTTGGGGTGTTTGCTATTCTGTCAAAGTATTCTGGTAAATAGGTTGTCCATACATCCTTAGCACCAGTAACAGGTTTTGATTGAGGACAGCCCAAAACTTCCTTAACATACATTCGGTATACATCCATACATTGTGCCCCTGCAAAATTATCGTAGTTGATACCTTTACCTTTCCACTTAGCAACAAACTCCTTATACGTCATTTTTTTAAAAAGTTATAAAAAATTAATGAAGCCCAGAGAATTACTAATGGGGTCAACACCATTGAAATCGCCACTTCATGATCTACACCAAGAAATAGTGGGTGAAAGATAGAAAGAAATAATCCAAGTGAAATGGAGATATCGGCGTAAACGTAGACTCGTTTTTCGTTAAACTTGAAAAGTTTTACCAATGAAACACATAAGACAAGAGCATAAGACACCATTCTTAGATATGCTGTCATAAGTTCCATTATTTTTTAAAGAAATAACTGCTAACGAATCCTACTAAGACGGTGAAGGCGGCTTGCGCACTTCCTAGCAACGTGAAATTTTTTTTTATCCCCTCAATATCCCTTTCGTTGTCAGTTGTTCTGTCATCCATCTTTGCTAAGGTTTCTTTGATCTCCCCAACATCCCGCTGAATATATTTAATACATTCTTTTATGGCGGAGATGTCTGATTCTAGTTTCATAGTTAGAAGAAATTAAAAAATGCTCCTGTATTACCTTTAACAATACACCCAAAAGTACCACTAGAAGTAAATTTGTGGACAGTATAATCTCCATCAGTAGTTATAGTTCCACCAGTACAGGCTCCAAAGTCAGATGTTTTATATCGAATAATTACCACACCTGAACCACCAGCTCCACTTGTTTGACCATCGGCACAACCATTTCCTCCGTTCCCAGTATTAGCAGTACCACTTCCACCGGTTACATCAGCATTACCTCCTTTAGCGTAAGTAACAGCAGAACCAGTTATTGAATTTGATAATCCTACTCCTCCTGTTCCCTGTAAAGAAACATTGTAAACACCATTATTACCGACAGCACCTGCACCACCGCCACCACCTGCTGGACGAACACCAGAACCACTTGAATCGGGAGCAGACCCACCATTATTTCCATAACCAGTTCCCCCTCCAGAGTTTCCTTGTGTCTTCGTACCACCACTAGCAACAGCATTACCACCAGCACCACCGCCACCGCTACCACCATTACTACCAGCAGAACCATCAGCTGGGCCACCACCTCCACCACCACCAAGGGCGGTTATTGTATCAAATACTGAGTTTTGTCCGTTATTACCTTGTCGACTTCCAGATCCCGACACAGAAGAACCGCCATTACCAACAGTTACCGTATAGGACTGTGTCAACAGCGTATGGGTTGCGTCGTAAACCATCCCACCTGCACCACCACCGCCTCCTTCGCAATAGTCTTTTTTACCTCCTGAACCACCACCTGCTACAACTAAAACTTCAACTGTTTTTGCCATCTCAAAAATTATCTAAATAAGCAACCATATCCCACTTTGTATCCGCAGAATTGAAAATAAAACCCATATATAAGGTTTTTCCTAACACTGTAGTCGTAGGTAAAGCCAAATCACTTGAAGCTCTAAATTGAGTATCATAAGTTAATGCTCTAGCTGTTCCATCATCTTTGATTCTTACTATTAGTTTCTGACTGTTTACTGGTGTACCGCCTGGATTATTTAATTTTAATGCACCTGCTTGTGCGGTAACATCAAATTCATCACAGGTAGAAACATCTAGGGCTGTTCCTGTATCGGTGGTATAAGAGGTAGCGGTTACAATACGAGGATTGATTCTTTTATTAGTAAATGTAGTAGTAGAGGAGGCGGTTGGTAAGGCAGATACAGTAGTATTTAATGCTTCAACATAATCTAATATTCCTTGTTGTTGAACCACATCTGATACAAACTCTACTATCGCACCAACTGCATGATCTTGATCAGTTGAACCAGCCAAACCTCTTCCCAAAGTAACAACAGTAACCCCTGATGTTCCATCAAAAGAGATGTATTCACGTTTTTCGGGTGTTAAATTGTTATTTCCATCTACACGATCAATAACCATTATACCTTTCTTATCTTGAAGACCGGTTACGTTATTAAGTGTCGCTGATGCAGTAACTCCTGTAAGAAGTTGAGCATCTAATGTTTTTTGAAGTCCGTTTTGTGTTGGAGGGTAGTATAGTGCCATATAGTTTATTGTCTAACCTTTACCTTTCGGTTATCAACTTTGAGAACCCTTAACTTTCTTGGTTTCATTTTCTTGTAGCTTAATTTAGGTACTTTTAATCCTTTAACTTTTGGCATTTTAGGTGCTTTAGGAGTAGACATTTTTCTTAATGTAACTTTCTTAGCCCTGCCTACGGATTTACTCTTGGAAACTAATTGACCATTCTCCATTTTATATTTCTTTAACTCTTTAGCTTGGGCATAGGTAAGTATTCCCTCATCTACAAGGTTATCTAGCACCCCATTTGAAGCAATCATTTTGCCGTTTACATCAGTTCGTTGATTGGCAATAAGTTGTAGTACATCAGGCAAACCACCACCCTGTGTTTTAACCTTGTTTATCGCGTCTAGGACGAACATTGTCTTTAAATTGTCGTTATCATTAGCTACTTGATAATAAGAGGCTTTGTCGGGGCTTATACCGAGTCTAGTAAGGGCGGTTTGTTGTTGTTCGGTTGACAGATTGGTGTTATCAAGGATTTTAGCGGCTTCGGAGTATTGTTTAGACTCACGAATGGCTGATTGATAGCGATTGGTAGTGGGTAGATTGTTAATGTCGTCATATTTGGTAAGGTCGATGGTGGCCAAATTTCCATTGTCATTAATGTAGGCGAAAGAGTCTCGACTTCCCTTTATTAGGCTAGTATCTACCTGTTTCATTTGGCCTTCTAAATACTTTATTCTTTTTTCTGCTTGCTGTGGGGTGATTTCACCTTTAAGTTGCTGTTTGGTGACTGAGTTGATTTGCTGTCGAATGTATTCATTTCCCTTTTGGTCATATTTAGCATCTTTTTCTCTTAGTGCTTGGACTTCTTCTGGGCCATATTGAGATATTTTGACTCCACCAAGTCTTGCAACTGCCTGCCCGACTGTTTGTGGCGTACCATACATGTTAGGTTTACCTTGAACAGCCGCCCCAACATCAATAAGACTATTAACTGGAGGTGGTAGATAAGCCCTCCCCACAAACTTAGCCTTATTTCCTAATTGTTCGCTAGGCGTTAGAGTAGATTGTTGCCATTTGGTTTCATTTGGATCGGCAATTCTTTCACCTCTAAAATCTCGATTTAATCCAGCTTGAACAAATGGTGATAATAAGGGATCGTTTACATTCATTGCTACATTAGAAGCTAGGTCTTTATTTGCTTCTATATTAGGTACGAAAGGCAACATATTACTAGCGATATTGGTCGTTTCATTGTTGGCATAAAAAGGGGATATATAGCGAGCTACATTTATTTCTCCTATTGGAGTTTGCCAAGTAAGAGGAATATTAAGTCCAGAAATCATTGGAGCAGCAAACCTATTCTCTCTTGTTTCCCTATCCTCGTCACTTTCACCAGACATTTTGCTGAACAGATAAGAAATACCTTTTAATGTTCCCAAAAAAGTAATTAAACCAAGAGGATTATTTATAGCCCCATTTTTAATAATACGAATTAAATCACCTTGGAATTTAATAAATGGTTTTCCTATAATTGGAGTCTTAGCGGCTACATCATAAAATTTTCCAACATTAGAATAGTTTTGGAATCCGTCAGCAACTCTTCTAGTAGCTTCTTCTAGCGAATAACCTTTGTCGAGTAATGCCTTGAAAGCAGAAGTTTTATAGACATCATCTGTGCCACCATAAAATTGTTTTACTTTATCAACAATTCCTATTTTTTTACCAGCAGATAATGAATCGATAGAACCAAGTCTATCTAAGAAGTCAGTTCTAGTAATATCTATACCGACTATATTTTTATTCATTAAATAGCTTGAAAGTCTTTTATACTCAGCAGGATTGTTTTTAAAGAAAACTAAGTTTTTATTTAAAGTAAGAGGATCAACGCCAGTTAAAAATCCAAATACTTGATCGGAAACTATGTTACCTACATTCGTAGTAGGATTAAATACAGTTAGTAATTGTTTTTGAAGTTGTCTAATAGGCATACGGTCGTATGCTCTAAAGACATTATATAAATATTGGACTGCTTGATTAGCAAAGAAAAATCCTTTTAAATCTTCAGCCGCACTATTCATTACATATTTACCCGATAAGTTTCCATAAGCAGGAGAATCTGATAACTTTGTAAATCCCGGTCTTGGTGTGTCGGAGATAAATCTTTCATTACTAGCCAAAAAGTCAGTATATTTTTTGATAGCAGTATTAGTTTGAACTTGAGAAAGTCTTTTACCTAAAGCATAAACTGGATCATTAAGAGAGTTGTCTTTTTTCCATGCGTCAATATCTTTTCTACCTTTGTAAATAGAGTTATTTATTCGTTTACCTTGTTTAAGAAACTCATTTACTTCTGGTGGTAATTCGGTAGTTTCATACATGCGAGGTGTATATCTACCCTTATTAGCCACATAAAGTTCAGATGATATATGACCGTTAGCATATGAAATATCATGAACTAAATCAAATCCCTCTCGAAGTAAATTGTAGGCTTGTTTTTCAGTATCACTTAATTGGTCAAAAGTAACTTTGGTTTTAGCAATATCTGGATCAAGTACTGCATTTATTCTTTCAAGTGATTTTTTATTGTTTCCTATTATTTGATAGATAGAATCCATTATTTTATATCCATTATCGTTAGCACTAGCAATTTCACCCCTTAATTCAGCAGAAGCGGCCGCTCTTTCGGGACTCATGCCTAAACCTCTAAAGAAGTTTTGAATAAACGAAGCCGAGTTTCTAACAAGTGAATTTTCACTAGCTAAACCCTCTTCAACTTTGGTAGATATAGCCTCTTGACCTTTTCTAAGTGTTCTAGTCCATAAATTAGCTCCTTTAGTACCACCTTTTGGCGGTTTAGTTGAAAATCCTAATACATCTTCCGTAAATTGGTTTATACGAGTAGGTAATGTGGCTTGAACTTCTTCTTTGGTAGGTATTTCACCATAAGTAGTTATTTTCCCTTTTTCTGGTTTTAATTCAATTCTTACATTAGCATTTGGATTTTTTGCTAATACTTTTTTAAGTTGTGTTCTAGTTTTAACTACTATTTGTTGTGGCTTACCCTCTGGTAAGCTAAGTGGTGTCTGATTTACATTGGTCTGCGAAACTTTATTGGTTTCTGGTAATTCTGTTTGTACTTTGGTGGGTGATAACTGGCCAGTCGACACCGCCTTGTCAACACCACTGTCAAGACTGGGAGCAATCTTGGGAGGTGTACCAATAGCCCCCTCTATCTTAGGTTCTAGTTGAGAGGGTTTTGGTGCTTCATCTAATCTCTTCAAGGTGTTCACATTAAACCCAAGATTCATTTGAGGATGTTTAGCCTTCATATAAACATCTTCAATAAAAGGTGTGACGGCTCTGACCCAATCTCTAGGATCATTTTCTTTAATAGCTTTTAGTTGAGGACTTTTCTTAATATTAGGTAGGAAAGCATCAACCATTCTCTCAGCATATTCAATAGCACTTTTACTTATATCGGCCACACCTTTATCGGATAACTTAACGACATTACTTAGTTGTCTAATCTCTGGTTCAGCTCTTAAAATCGCTTCTCTGGTGGCCTTAGATTTATTAATCTTGCCCGCCATGATTAAAGTCGCTGGTAGTTCGGCTATGTTTAAAATATCTCGTTTGGTGGGGTCTGTGGTTAAAGCGTCTCCTAATCCCACCATTTTTTGACCAGTTAAGTAATCGATCCCATTTTTATAAGACTGAACTGTTGGAACACCTTGTAATTGCTGAGCCGAAACACCTTTAAGATAGTCATAACCTGCATAAAGTACATCATCAACTCCTGGAATTAATCCGGCAACGGCTGATAATCCATGGATACCTCGTTGTAAAATATTTTTATCTTGACCCCCAAAAGTTTCCTTAATATTATAAGGAACTTGTGCCATGGGAGCTACAAACCTATTAATGGCAAACTGTCTAACAGGGTCTAATCCTTCGGTTACTTGGGGTTGAGTGTTGGGATTAGAAACCAGCTTTAAATTCTCACTATAGTTACTTAATCCCGCCTTTACAGTATTGGGTGTATTTATTATTTGATTGCCAACAGCTTGATTAGCTTCCATTCCCCTATTTAAAAAACTACCCACTCTCTGAACCGTTGGATTTTGTGAAATAGTATTTATCTGTTGTACAGGTGTAAACTGTCCACCCCTGAACCATCCCTGATTATCACCTAAAATCTCATCTGCTTTTTTTCTTACCGCTGAAATCGCTGATTGTATTACACTCATGACCTAGTATGACAAGATATAAGGTCGGTATTCAATTATCTTGCGTATGGATTAGCATACTTCCTCATGAAATCATCCACGTTTACTCCACGACTTGTACCTTGGGGATTTGCTATTGAACCAACAGCTGTTTGTATATCAGGTACATTACCAGAAGCTGTAGTAGGTCGATTATCGAATGTTAAGTTAGAAGTTGGATTGCTTGTAAGCTCACTAAGTCTTGAAGCATTGTTAATTCTAGCCTGTTCTTGCATAAGAGTAATATTGTCTTTAAGGGTTTGTCTTTGTTGTTGTATTTGATAGGTTTGTGCTGCTAGTGTTTGGATGGCTTGACGTTTAGCCTGTTCTTTTTGAGACACTAATAAAGTTCTATTTTGAGTAATTTGACTCAATAGATTTCTGAACTCTGCTTGAGCTTGTTGAACAGCACTATCGGCAGATGTGTCTATTTGAGTTAAAGCAGTTTGATAGGTTCTATTATTAGCAGCCATCTGTCTCTGTTGTTCATTCTGAGTAAGAGCCATAGCTGCTTCTCCAGCACTTGAAGCACCACCAAAACGTTGTCTGTAGCCCTGTTGCAACTCACTGTAGAGTCTTCTGGCAGCAGTTTGAGCATCTTCCTTAGTTGTGTAGGCCTGATCCTTTAAAGTACCTCTCTGCTTTTCTAGGTTAGCCAAAGTTGATGCTCTATCGGCGTTTAAGTTTGATTCAGCCTCGTTCAAGTAGTTATTACTAGTATTGTATTCGTTATCTATTGAAGCTAGGTATTCATCCATCGACATACCTGAATTTTTATAATCTTCAGTTCCAACAACAAGTCCCTCTCGTGGATCACCCTTAGTACTTTTATCTTTGTTTCCACCACCATTTCCCCCCCACCCGTAAATTTGGAAGCTCCACCAGCTTTTATATCATTTAGTATTGCATTAATATCATTCCAACCGCTTGCTCTATATTTAGCAATTAAAGCATCCTGTGATTGAGCATTACCACCACCACCCATGGAATTTATCTTTGGTATATCGGTAGCAGTTAATTGATCAGCTTTTAATTTGTTTTGTAAGGCATAAGCAGCACCAACTTGGGGAGAATTGACACCCGGTTGATAAGCTGCATTCTGTTGATATTGTTGATTCAACGTTGGATTAGTCCACGTTTCCTGTGGGTTTTGCAAGTTTTGAGGGTTGTTTTTAAATATATCCGATCCACCTTGACCTGTCTGATCAGATCCAAGAAAAGCTTTATTTATCTGTTCTATTATACCGTAGTCTGGTAACCCCCAAGAACCAGTATGACCAATGTTTGTAGGTATTATGTCTGCCATATATCCTATTGTGCAATCATTTAATTTCGGTTTGCAAATGTCACACTCGGCTTGAGGAGCTAAGCTGACCTTCTCCGCCAATCTGTGCAGTTGCCCGAATACCCAATAACTCAAAATTAGAATTAGCAGAGGTAGTAGTGATTTCAAACTGTATAATTGTTCCCTGTTTAAATAATGGAGTCCATTTTTTAATCTCATCAGTTGATACTACCACTTCACCCGATGTCTGTCCCCATTGTTGAGTTCCATAGGTATCTATTCCCCAACCAGTATTCCCGGCAATAGCTGAACCGCTTATCGTAAATGTTTTTACCGTCGAAACTGAACCGTTTCTGTCTTCAAGCAGAACATTGACAGTCATTTGTCCAGTTACATTTCTAAATAAGAAATACAAAAAGTTAATTGTTTTAAGTGAAGCCCAAGTGTCAAAGTATTCTTTCTTGGTACGAACTGTTTTGGTAATTGTAGTTCCGTTATCTGAATACACACTTGGTTCAAATGTATATATCTGGTTGGATTCTTTCGATCCAACGACCCATCTTTCAGTCCCAGATGAATCAACAGTCTTTAAAAGTTTTGATATTCCAAATGGTAGTTTCCAGA